CGGTGGCGGAGACGTTTTGAATCTTGGCGTAGGTGACGGCGTCGTTGGCAAGTTTCGCCGTCGTCACGCTGCCATCGGTCGGCGTGCGGGTGTCACTCAATCGACTGTCATCGCCGCGACAGGCTGAGGTGCTACTGGTCCCGTAGGTCACCGACACCGTGCCTGACGACACGCCGAGCCCCGTGCCGACGATCACCGCACCGGCGGCACCCGTCGTCGCAAGAGGCAGGCGTGCGGCGTCCAGCGTGCCGGAGGTGATGTCCGACGCTGCGTGCGTGTGCGACGCGAGGGCGTAGCTCTGAAACGTGAACGACGTGATCACATCGCTCGCGTTCTTCCAGAACACCTTGCCATCGGCGTAGTTGATCGCGATCTCGCCGTGCTCAAGCGCCGACGGCGTGGCCGACGCTGTGCCGCTGCGGCGAATCTTGACTGTTGTGGGCATACGTCAGAACGTCCCGCCGTCGATGCTCGTCGCCCAGGCGATCGTGTCGCTCGATGCCGTGTAGGCGAGGAGTCCATCGTTCGTACCGCCGCCGTCAAGCGCGGTGATCGTGTTCGTGTCGTTCGCCACGAGCACCGTCCCCTTCGCCACGCTCGTCAGCCCCGTGCCGCCGTAGGCGACACCAACCGCCGTGCCTTGCCAGACGCCCGTGCCGATCGTGCCGACGCTCGTGAGCGATGACGAAACGACCGTGGAGCCCAGCGTGGTCTTGCTCAGAACCGACACGCCGTCGATGCGGTAGGCGTAGGTGGCGGCGAGCTCGATGTTCTGGTTGTATGTCCACGAGTCGGTGGCGTTGACCCAAAGAATCGTCTTATCGGTTGAGCCCTTGAGCGTGATGCCGCCACCGTCGGCGGTCGTGTCCGTCGGCGAGTAGACCGAGCCGAGCTCGATGTTCTTGTCGTCCACCGTGACGGTCGTCGAGTTGACCGTCGTGACCGTGCCGTTGACCGTGAGGTTGCCGGTCACCGTCAGATCGCCGCCGACCGTCGCGTTGCCGCTGGTCGTGATCGTCGTCGCTGCGATCTGCCCGGCCGAGCCGTAGATGACAGCCTTCGAGTTCACGACCGTGTTCGCGATCGAGCCGTCCACGAGGTTCAATTCGGCGGCGCTCGACGTGACGGTCGTCGAACCGACCTGAAACGTGCCCGTGACGTTGACCGTCCCCGAAAACGTGTACGTGCCGGTCGGCGTCGCCGTGCCGGTCATCGGGATGTACACGCCCGACAGTGACGGGATGTCGTCGGCAGTCAGCGCCCGGAACGTCGGTGCAGCGGCGGCACCGCTCGTCGGACCAGCGAGGACCGTGTTCGCAGCGCGGACCTCGGTGATCGACACGAACGCACCCGAGCCACCGATCGCGATGACGCTCGTGGCCGAGCCGCCAGCACCGCCGGTGCCTGTGCCATAGTAAAGTATCGAGCTGTTTTCATTGAACGCGAGCTCCGCGTTGGCGAGCGAGCTCGGCGCTCCTGCGCCACCGGATGACGCGCGACGCTTGATTCTGATGACGTTCGGCATGACTAGAAATTCCCTCCATCGGTGAGTTGAATCTCGGCGTAGTCGGCCCACTTCGAGCCGTTGTATCGAAGGACATCACCCTCGGCGGCAGCGGTGATCTGCACATCAGTGAGCCCGGCGAGCGTCGATGATCCGACATCGCCGCCAGCGCCCGCCGGTCCCTGCGGCCCGATGCCCGCGAGCACGGTCGCGGAGATCGCCACGGGCGACACTGCGACGCTCGCGCCGCTTTCGGTCACGCTTGCCGTGATCGGTGATCCCGAGACGCTCGCCGTGATGCTCACCGCGTCACCTCCAGTACGCCGGATAGTGCGGTGCGAGTGACCGCGCCGGGCGCGATCCACCGCAGCGACCAAGCATACGAACCGGATGCAAGCGCCGAGGTCTCGTTCTCTTGGAGCGAGATCGACACCGTGCCCGCAGTCGCCGAGACAACCGAGCAGGTAAAGTCGTCCACGCTGGTGCCGTCCACGAGCGACGTGATGCCTGCCGTGACCGTGTATCCGGTCAGGCTGAACGCCGCCGTGCCCTGCGAGAGCGTGACGGTAGCGCTGAACTCGTCTCCCTGGCGAGTCTTCAACGCAAGCTGACCTGGAAGCAGGGAAAACTCTGCCATGTCACTTCTCCTGCACCGGGGCAGAAACCTTGTACTGCGTCTCGCGTGCGCCCGGCTGCAAGGCATAGAGCAGGCGGGTCTGCTCCTGCACCGCCGAGGCGATCTCGATCTGCGTCTGAGCGAGCTTTTCCAAGAACTGCGTGTGCGCCTTCACGAGAGGTAGCAGAACGTCCTGTCTCCCGACGTAGAGGCAGGCGAGCGCCACGACGGTCGCAAAACCGTAGTCCTTCAGCATCGAGAGGAAGGTGCTTTGCACTTGCTCGTGGGTCATCGAGTCAACTCCTGCTGCCACGCCACCATCAGCACGCGGTTCACCTGACGTTCGAGCCACCACTTCACGATGATCTGCACGATCGCATTGACGATCGCACCGAGCATCAGCGTCCAGAAAAAGCCGTACTCCTGCGGCTCGCGACCGCTCTGCCACTGGTGTGCTCGCTTCACCTTCCCGGCGATCGACATCGCGACGATATCGCGGCCCTCCTCGCTCTCGGCGTGGCCGAGGTACTCGGCCTCCCAGTTCTCGATCGCCAGCGTCGTCAGGTCGTGAACGGTCTCTCTCCCTACCATGTACTTTCGCATGGGGAGTCGCTTCCACACGTGCTCGTAGAGCTCGTCGCGGGTCATAGGACTCCGTCTCCACCGCACGGCTGACACGGGACACGAACCCTCCCGTCACCGACGTACCCACGCCCGTCGCAGTTCTGGCACTTGCCGCCCGGCGCTGGCGGCACCGGCGTCGGTGCGACCTCGTGACGCAGGCGGATCACCTCGCGTGCCGTCTCGGCTGCGAGGTCCGCAGTGATCGCGGCATCGTCACGCGGCAGTGACGCCACGCAGCCCACGAGCACGATGGCAAAAGCGACGAGCGATCTCATCCGAGGATGTCTCCGGTCCAGTTGGGGATCTGCGTGCGGCGGAACCCGCTGTATCCGGCGTAGACGTAGGAGTCGCGACCAGAGAGCATCCGGGTGCAGACCTCGGCATCGACGTAGAACGAGCAATTCCGCACCGCCGTCGGCATGTTCTCCGGGTAGTGCTTGCCGACGGTGTTCGAGTCGCCCCACGAGTTGAGGCAGAGCAGACCGGGACGCTTGCCCCACCTCACCGCAGCCAGGCACATACAGTGCCACCACGTCCCGCCTGGCTTGCAGAACCCGTCGGCATCGCGGGACATCGAGAACCCTTGACCGCTGCACACCACGACCGGGTAGCCATTCTGGATCGCCGCTGCCGCCTGCTCGAAGTCCACGGTGAGCGTCACCTCGGAGCACCGCCGCTCGCGGGCGTAGGGCTCGAGCTCATTCGGTACGCCGTTTCTTCCCCACGAGCGATCGCGATCTTGCTTGCCGCTCTCGGCGATGACGACCGAGCCGTACTCGACGCCGTAGTGCAGGCACCCGAACTCGCGGATCGCCTTCGCAGCATGGAATCCCGTAGACCCGTCGCCGCCGTTGTTCACGGTCTTGCCGCGAGCCTCGACGCGAGAGAACCCGTACAGAGAACTTTCGATCGTGCGGCCACGCCAGACCTCGGGCTCGCGTCGGTAGACGATGTCGCACGCGCTCGTGAGATCCACCGCGAGGCTCGCGCCCCAGCCGACGCACGAGCCCACCATTCCCTGCGAGCCACGCTTCCAGCCGGGCGAGCACTGGAGCAGGGCGGGCCAGAGGTGCGTCTCGGTCTTGCCGTCAACGACGAGATCCGGCCCCGCCTGGGCGAGCGTCGGACGCGGAAGCGTCGAGGCGAACGCCTCGGCACCAACCGGATCGGGATCGTACCCGAATGCGTGAGCGTCGAGTGCCACGGGTCACCTCGCAGCCCACGCCAGAGCACGCACGAGAGCCACGTACCGCTCACGCAGCGACGCATCGACCGTCACGTCATCGAGACCGAGCACCTCGGCGAACGCAGCCTCGACGCCGTCCTTGAGCCCCGGATACCGGCCGGGCGCGACGCCAGCGATGCGACGCCACGCCACGTCGAGAGCGACGACCTGGAACGCACGCAGAGCCCGCACGTCCGCGAGTACGGGCGTCGAGTGGACGTTGTCGGCCGCGACGACGACGCCTGACTTCATCCACGTCTCAGCCCAGATCGCACGGTCACGCATCGACGCCGACGCGAGGGCGGCCCTGACGGGTTCGACGAGCCGCCGTAGTTCCGGCGTGGGCTCCTCGACCTCGATCACGACCTGGGCCTCGGGCGTCGGCAGCGTCGGCATCGGCACCTTGCCCCACGCTGCCGCGATGAGCAGGCTCGCGGCGATCAGACGCCCGATGATCCCGCTGTGCTGCCTGACGGCTTCGGCGGCTGCGGCGGCCGCAGCGCGGATTTGCCATGCGTACGGCGCAGCGAGCAGAGCAACCGCAGCAGCGACGGCGAGGATGCGTAGGAGTGCATCGGTCCCCATCTCACTTCACCCCGACCTGGAACAGGCAGAACCGGACGAGCGCCTCGCCCTCGGCAGTCTTCAGCACCGCCGCGACGTGCCTCACGAGCTCGTCGTCAAGCCGCGCGTCGGTCTGCTGAGCGATCCACTCGCACGCATCGGCGACGACGAGCCCCTTCTTGTACGGGTCGATCTCCGAGACGAACGCACGGGCGTAGTTCACGACCGGCGAATACTTCTGGAGCAGGCGCAGTGCGTCCCAGAACGACAGCGTCGCGCCGTACTGCGTGATCTCGTCGGGCGTGGCACCGAGCTCGCGGGCGTCCATAGCACGATCTCCGGGGGATTCCACGAGTCTGCCACCGCGCCCCCCTAGCCTTGCAGTTCGTCCTTGGCGAACCTCTGGACGATGTCCTTCGCCTTGATCCACCTGAGCATCCCCTCGCTCGGCGTCGTCGCCATCGTGCGATCGAGGCGTTGCTGCTCGGTCCAGAGCGCTTGCACGCACGTCGCACGGGCGGCGATCTGCGGAGCTAGCGACAGGCTCTCGCGGCTCGCCCGCTCCTCCTCGTCATCGGGGCCGGGATCACGGGGCGGCTTGTAGCGGAGCGATCGATCGTGGCGGGGAGGCAGGTCATATACGAACTTCAGCCGCGTGACTTGGTCACGAGTGATGGTGAAGTTCGTGCAAATCTGCGAGATGGGGATGTGCGACGCCCATTGCTCACGCAGGAATGCAACGTCAATGGTCGCCGTGTCGCCCGCCACGCTTGCGTCGTCTCTTGGGTTTCGCCGATGCGGCCTCGGCGATCCTATCGGCGTAAGCAAATCCGAAGCATTGCTGGCCAAAGATCCGATCGCTCTTTCTCAAGTTCTCTATATCCCACATTGGCCGAAGGTTTGTGAAGTGAAAGGCAACCGCCTGCTGCTCTGGATCGGAGAGATCAAACGCAGACAGAGGAATCAAGTGGTCTACGTGTATCTCTCCAATTCTCGCCCAGCACATGCCATCAGTGAACTTGGATTCGATCCACTCAGCAAGCTCTTTCGCGGTGCACCCCACTAGCTCCAAGGTTCGCGCGCTCTTGCGAGCATTTGCTGTTTTTATCGCACCCCACGTACGGCAGCGGATTCTGTTGATCAGTGCTAAATGCGGGTTTTCCTGACGGCGTCGCTTCTTGTACGCCCTGAGATGCTCACGATTGCCTTGCCTCCACTCGCGATGCCTGTCCCTGAGTTTTTCTTTGTTGTTTTCGCGATACCTTTTTTGAACGACGCGCCCTTCTGGCGATTTGCTCCGTTGCGAGAACGCAGCCTTATTCGACTCGTAGTACCGTTTGTTACTGACTAGGTACTCTTGCCTGTGTCGCTCGCGGTACTCCTTGCACTTGCGAAGGATTGCGTCGCGGTTTGCGAGGTAGTACTTCCTGTCTGACTCTCGCTTTTTTGCCTTAGCGTTCTGGATGTCCTTTCCTTCTTCGCCCGGCTGTGTAGAGTCAGCCATAGCCATCTCTCCTATGTCAGTAGGGGACGTTGGTTAGAGGCGGCGGCGGGCTGATACCCCGTCGCCGTTTCGCTTAGTGTACCCCCTCTACAGCCGGATCACAAGCGTTCACGCGGAACCCAGAAACTCACAACGCGACTCGAAGGGTTCAGCCCAAATCGACCTCGCGTGTCGGCATGTTCGGCGATCGACTTGTGGTATGGAACGTGCTCGCACGTCTCGCCCGAGTATCGCCCACGAAGGTAGGCGTCCGAGCGGTAGAGGGCGAGCTGCCCGAATGCTGAGTTCATCTCGACCGGGAGAGAGCCGACAGGCAAGTGCAGGTGATGAAACCAATCGTGAGACCGCTGGTTCCACCATGTCCACCGGCAAGCCCACGCATCGTATCCGGCCGGGAATGCCCCGTGCGGCGTACTGAGTTCGCACCAGGAGTGCGAAGCCAGCCCCCACCAATCGCCTCGCTCGATATGCGCCACGCTCGTGAGCAATCCATTGACGCTCCACCCGCCCCAACTGTCGGAATCAAAGACCACGACATAGTCGCACGGCTCGCCGTTCCTCACCCACCACTGGCACTGCGTGCGGTACTCCGCGAGCGCGGTCGTCCGCTCGGTGGCGATCGTGTGCGAGAGGTGCGGCCGATGGTTGACGTTGAGCGAGACCTGCCGCTGCGTGCCGTCGGCCCATGCCGCGAGCACGTCCTTTGTCTCGTCTTCCGAGTCGTTCTCGAAGATGTACGCCGACCACGAGCGGAACATCGCACCCGTCTCCTCTACGAGCCCGAGCGTCTGCGGGAGCCAGGGCATGGCATTGCGAGCGATGGCAACCAGGGCCACCGTCCGCTCAGCGGCGAGCTCGCGACCGATGCGAACGTCGGCGGCGTACTGCTCCGCGAACTCCTCGTCAGGCGGGAGCAACACGTCGGGGCGGTGAGCCTCGAAGTCGGCGGCGGTGATGGTGAAGGTCGTCACGAGTTGAGCCTGTTCAGCATTGCGCGCCACGCCTCCAGCCACCTACCTACGGTCGCAAGCTCTTCGTTTGTCAGTCCGTTTTGAATTTCCAAGAGACGCTTTATCACGTTAGCGATACCTTCCATCGCCTCCCATTCATCAAAGCTCACGGTCGCTTTCGCCATGAGTGCTTCGTAGTCCTCCTGCTGCACCCACCGCCGACCATCTGGCGTGCCGTAGACATCCGCTGCGTGTCGCCGATTGTCGATCGCTTGAGCAACCATGCGTCATATCCCCACGTCATCCGCCGTCGCACCGATCGCAAACGGGAAGAACTCTTGGAGGTTCACCGGCCCCGGCGTCGCCTGGAGCCGATGCCACGCCTCGGTCAGTCCCGTGTACCCGTAGTAGTCCTGCTTCATCGCGATCTGCTGCTCGGTCACGTACGCGTAGTGATCGAACACGAGCCCCGCCGCTTCGGTGCTTTCGATGCTCACACACCGGTCAAACCCGGTAACGATCGGCGGCTCGTGTCGGAGGAACCGCATGCCCGGTCCCCAACGCCACGCTCGCAGCCACTCAAGGTCGCCGCGTGCCCATCCCGCCGTGCTCGTCAGGAGCTTCGACGGTCCGACCCAGTAACGACACGCGAACCGTGCGGCCGTCGCCACCGGTTGCTGGAGCATCAGCCAGTAGATCCGCTCCAACTGCCACGCCTGCCAGAGCTCGTCGCTGTCAACCTGCATGACGACGCCGCCCTCGACGCCTTCGAGGGCGCGAGCGATCATCGCGATCTTGCCGTCCCACGGTGAGTGCCTCCACGAGCAGGTGACGTTCGGCGTGTTGTTTACTGCTCGCACGTACTCGTGCGTCCCGTCCACGCTGACGAAGTCCCGGTGCCACTTGTCGGGCATCGTCTGGCACCACGCGGTGCAGTGCGTCGGTGCCGCGACGCCCTCGACGATCCGCCACTGCCACGGGATCGTGAGCTGGCGCAGCGTCGCGAGGTGCTGCTCGATGTACGGCTGCCCGTTCAAGACGAGCGTGAAGAGCGTCAGCATTTCCAGAGCGGCGATCGCCGCCCCTCCCAGTTGACCGCCTCGACGCCGCAGTGACCGACCGTCATCGGCAGCACGACGCACGACGCGAACTGCTTCGCGAACGACAGGTCACAGAGCTCGGCCGTGCGTGACCACTCCGGGTACAGCACGTGCCGCCGGTAGAGCTGAAAGAATCCGGCGAACATCGAGGCGTATGCCTTGTTCGGCTTGCCCTCCATGAGCCGCTCGGGCGTGTGGAAATCGACCCGCCGCGCACCGTAGAGCGTCTCGGGATTCGTCGCGTCCTGCTCGATGATCTCGCGAGCGTTCGTCGGGACCATCACGTCGGCGTCGATCAGCAGATACCACGCATCCGGGTACGCGGCGTGTAGGTGCTCCTGTGCGAACCGGATCGCGCCCGCTTTATTGAACGCAGCGCCGTCAGCGTGCCACCCGTCATAGATCAGCGGCGTCGCCTCGAATCGCTGCGCCACGTCCACGCTCGCGTCATTCGCCTCGGTGACAACGCAGACGCCGGATACCTGCCCGGCGAGGCAGTTGAGACAAATCGACAGGTAGTCCGCGTAGTTGACGCTGGTCGTGATCGCGTAGATGTCCATTCACTCGCCCCGCTTCACGGCGATGACTTGCCACTCACGGTGCAGCACGTCGAGGTATTGACCGTAGAGCGCGAGGAACGCATCGATCGCAGGCTTCGGCGTCGGCAGGTGCTGCCGGTGCGGATGCGGGTCACGCCATTCGTAGTCGTCCCAGACGATGACAGAACCGACCTTGAGCAGCCGCCACGCGAGCACCGTGTCTTCTAGCACCGTGCGGCCCTCGTGCCCGCCGTCGATGTAGATGCCATCGAAGAGCCGATGCTCGGCGAGAGCGCGGGCGAGGAACACGTGCGAGCGTCCGCGAAACTTCTCGGCACGACCCGCGACGTTCGCGTCGAACCGCGCCTCGGGATTCTCAGCCGAGTACCCGTCGAAGGGGCCGCCCCACGTATCGACGCACGTGATCGTGTCGCCGGGCTTCAGCGCCTCATCGAGCATCCAACACGCCGAGCGGCCCTCGTGCGAGCCGATTTCCAGCCAGCGGCGCGGGTGCGGCAGGCGTGGCAACACGTGCTCACGCCATGCGTTCGTACGCATCGAGAACCAATCGTGCGTGAACTCATAGCTCATGTCACCACCCGCCCTAGGTGCTCGCGGATCAACTCGCATCGGATGTCGGGCGGATTGCCGCACGGGTGGTAGACGAGGTCGCCGTGCTGCCAGTGGTTCGTCTGTCCGAGATGAACAGAGTTGAAAGCCCGCTTCGGCGCGATCGTCATGCGATCCGCCAGCCGCTCGCGGTGCTTCATCAGCCACTGCTGGACGTTCCATTCCATCGATCGCCACTCGTTCTCTGCGGCGACGATCTCGTCGAGAAGTGAATGCGTGCCTTGAGTTGCACGCCACACGATCGACCCGCCGTTCACCAGGGCGTGCGCGCCGATACCCTCCTCGCAGATCGTCATGTGCGGCCCGAGATCGGGCACGTCCTCGATCCGGGTCGTCAGGTTCGTGATGACGCAGTCGGCATCGAGCGTCCACACGAGGTCGTGATGCTCGAGCAGTTGCCCGATCCGCCAGAAGTTCGACAACGCCTGCGAGTACGCCTCGCACCGCCACACCATCGTGTAGTCGTGCCGCACGCAGTACGCGAGACGGTTCGCCACCGTGAGTTCTGCCCACGGCGTTCCGACACCCGCGCTCGTGAAGATCGCGACGCTCATGTGATCCGCACCGTCGTGCGACCTTCTGTGCCCCACGATTTCTCGACGACGAGCCGTGCGACGTGCGTGTCGTCGCCCATCACGTCCTGAAGCGCGTCAAGGACCGCCTTGCCCAGGTTGTCCACGTCGGGTCGCGGCAACGCCGGTGCGGTTGGCTTCACGCCTGCTTTGTTCATGTGCGACTTGGGCCGGGCGAACACGGCGTCGATGACGACGCTCACGGGTTTCGCCTGCTCGCGGAGCCCGGCGACGCTTGCCGCTAATGCGATCGCCTGTCGGTAGGCGTGAACTGGATGGCTCTTCGGTACGTACGCGCGAGCGAACCCGCCCTGCGTTGACACTCGCGGGCGCGGTTGCGGCACCGGATCGCCGGGGATTGAGAGCGTGATGGTCACAGCAGATCGAGCCCGTGCTCCGCACACTGACTCCGCAGCCACTCGCGGAGCTCTTGGTACGCCACCTCGACATCGTGGCCGAGCTCGCCAGCCTTGATCTCGGTGGCGAGGTGGTCATCGAGCAGGATGACGATCGACTTCGCCCGCGAGCCCTCAACGCAGTCGCGGAACTCGCCCTCGTCCTCGGGCAGGCGGAATCTCAGCGTGGCGGTTGGCATCCCGGCATCGTGCATGGCGAGTCAAGTTCGCCGACAACGCTGCGAATCCAGTCGAGGTAGAGCACCACGCGGGTGTGCCCCGACTCCTCGCCGAGGACGTACCGCGTCTTCCCGCCGACCCTCGCGACGTAGGAGTTCACGCCGACGAGCCGCGTGCTGCCGTCGATCGCAGTTGCCCAGAGCGGGCCGCCTGAGTCGCCCGGCGCGATGCACGCAGGGAGCGGGCCAGCGTCGGGCGTCCTGCGAATCGGGCAGACGTACACGCCGTGCTCGATCGACCCGAGGACGCAAGTCCCCGCCCGCAGCCGCTGGTCGCCTCCCGTAAGCCCGCGAGTGAGCGTGCCCGTCATGCCATACCCCGCAGCGGCAGCGACGCTGCCGAGCCGCTCGGTGCCGTCAGCGAGCATCGGGTACACGTCTGCGTGCCTGTGCTGTCCGAGCCGCACCAAGGCGATGTCGTGCCAGCCGTGGACGCCTTCCCATTCGGGATGCCGCACGACACGGTCGCACGCGAGACGCTCGCCGCCGAGCACGACGGTCACCGCCGTCATCTCGTGCGGGACGTGTGCCGCCGTGAGCACCCAGTGCGGCGATATGAGCGTGCCAGAGCCCGCGAGCGGAACGCCTTCGGCGTTGTTTCCGGTGACCCGCACGACGTATCCCGCGAACGTCGCACCGTAGTCGAGGTATCGGCTGTCGCCTTTTGAGTCATCGATCGTGGCGGCGGATGCCGCGAGGGCCGACACGGCGATGAGCGTCGCCAAGAGTCGCATGCCCGATCATGGCACGCGAGGCTAGTGGCCTTGCAGTTAGCGTGATACACGGAAGCGGCGTGATACGCGGACAGTAGAAACACAAGTTCTATTTGTTCTTCCCGACCGCCTTCGTCCCCTTCATGCGGAGCCGAAGTTCTTTCCGCTGCCGATCCATCGACGCCCGCTTCGTGTCGAGTCTGGCGTATTCCTTCTTGTCGAACCACACCAGCACGCTTGCCATCCGAGCGTCCAGCCAAGCAATCCCACGATCCAACCGTGCCATCCGTTGCCGGTCTGATTTCCGAATCGAGGAGCCGCGACTCGAACGCGGGCCTTGAGCGTTCTCGCTCATGTTCTGCACCACCTAAACTACTCCTCGAAAAATAGAACCAGCGGATGAAGCGGACGGCAGAGCCGCCGCTTATCCTGTGCGTTCTGTGGCTACTTGCCGTCCGTTGGCGGTGCCGGAAACGGCATCCAGTGCGAAACCAACACCTCATAGTCTCCGCTGAACCACTTGCCGTCGCCGTCATACCACGCCCAGCCTGTGCCGATCCTGCTTGGGTGCCAGACAACAACATCATCTACTTGGTCAGGAAGCCGCTCCTCAACTGGAACCCAAGTGAGCATCGCCCGCAGCCGCTCGTAGTCCTGTCGCATGACGTACTGCTCGCCTTCATGGTTGAAGACAAACGTCGCGTATGGCTTGCTGTCTGCAATCGGATCGTTCATCGCTTCACCTCGTTTCTCTACGCTCACAGAACCAGCGGATGAAGCGGACGGCGAGGCCGCCGCTTATCCTGCGCGTTCTCACTTCAACCGATCCAACAACCGCCGCATGGTGTCCGCCGCCTCTTGGTCGGTAGCACCGCCGTAGACGATGTCTTCGCAGGCTGAGATGCCAGCCTTAATCGCCTCACGCTCCTCGTCTGTAAGCCGCAGACGCTCAATCTCATCCGCCGCCTCGTCCATCAAGTCGCTCGCGGGCGCAGCGTCCACCGCGTGCGTCCACCGGCGCAGGCGTGTCACGATGTCGGTCACGGTCACCTCGTCATCCACATCAGTCCCCAGTTCGCCATTCCGTAGCTCGCCCAAACGACGAACCCGGCAGGGCTGCCCTTCCACCACTGCTCGATCGCGACGCCCCAGTAGATCAGCGAGACGAGGAAGAGGAGCGGTGCGCTCATCCGAACACCCCGCCGTAGCAGATCGGCTGAACTTTCTGGGCGCGCCGCTCGTACCGAACCTCCTCGCTCCAGCCCTCGCGGATCGGCCTGGCCCGCTCTTCGGTCCAGGCGTCGAGACGAAGATCGACGACAGTCGAGTCGTCCTCGACCGCCTCGATCGCCTTACGCTCGCGGATCTCGCTCACGACACGGTTGCGGTTCGCGAGCCCGAAACGCTGTGCCGTGCGTGTCACGGTGTTCGGCGTGACGCGCAGCCGATCAGCGATGTCTTCGACACGAAGCGTCTCGTCGTGCCAGAGCCGAAAGAGCAGGGCAGCGTCGGTGATCCTGCGGTGTCCCATGTTGCACCTCCTCAGTCGTTCGAGAGCGGCATGATGACGCCGGTGTAGACGCCGCCGTTGCGGAGCACGCACGCGGACTGCGCGTCCACGAGCTCGACCGTGATGTGCGGCCCCTCGTCCGTCGCGATGCCACGGAGCCACTCGACGACGAACACGGGATCGAGCTTCACCTTGACCGGGTCGCCGCCGCTGACGACCTCGATCGTCACGTCACTCTGCCCGTACTCGCTCGACTGCCCGTGAAGCGTCACGCCGTCGGCCGAGAACGTGAAATCCACGCCCTTCGACTGCTCGCTGGTGACGATCGCCGCCGCCCTGGTCGCAGCGATGAGCTCGTCGCGATCGACCACCGTCTCGATCGCACCCTCGCGGTCCTTCGGCAGCACGTCACGCCAGCGGGGGAAACGCCCGGCGATCTGCCTGGCCGTCACGACGCACCCCGGCAGCGTGGCGACGAGCTCGTGCTCGCTCGCCTCGAGTTGCACCGCGTCGTCGCCTCGAGCCGCCACGCTCGCGAGCGATGCGAGCACCCGAGCCGGGACGAGCGCCGAACCGTCGTCCACCGCTTGGTCGTGCTCGACCGCCACGTGCGAGAGCCGACGCCCGTCGGTCGCCACGAACGAGCAGTCGCCGCCGAGCACCTCAATGAGCACCGCACCGAGTGCGTAGCGACTGCTGTCGTTATCCGTCGCGTAGACGCAGCCCTTCACGGCACGGGCGAATTGATCGCACGGGACTCGCACGAGCGTTCTGAGCGGCTCGTGCTGCCATGTCGGCCACTCGTCAGCGCTCTCGACCGGAAGCCGCCACGTGCCACGCCCGGCCGTCACGACGCACGACGTGCCGTCAGGCGTGATCGTCACCTCCTCGGCACGAGCCTCGGCGAGGATCGCACGCAGCCGGGCGAACGGCAGGAGTAGCGGCTCGCCGTGGTAGTCGATCTCGACAGCGATCTGGAGTTCGAGGTCAGTCGCCGTGAGTGTGCCATCGCCAATTCGGATGCACGCGAGCACTGGCTTCGCCGGTCGCGTCGGCACCGCTGCGGACACGTCCGCGAGCGCTGTCTTCAGCGTGGCGGCCGGTAGCGTGATGCCAGTACTCCTTCGCCGCTTCGTAGCCGTTGCCGTCGTCATGTCCTCTCCTCCTGAGTGACGCACCAACAAGGATCCCGAGGGCGAACGTCGCCGACTGGATCACGATCCCGATTGCGATGATTGCGAGCTCGCTCATGCCGCCCCGCCTTTCTGCTCGCCGAATGCCGCGCGACGCATGATCTCGGCGTCGAGTTCGGCCCGCTCCAGGTGCAGCGCCTGACGGGCGAGACGCTCGCGCATGTCCTTGACCTGCGACTTGAGCACCGTCATCGCCAGCGAAGCCTGCTCGAAGACGACCCGCGAGGCGTCATCCGTGTCGTCGTCCCACGAGCGACGAAAGCACGCCGAGTGAATCGCGTTGATTTCACGCCTCGTCATCGGATGCCTCCAGCGATTCGAGGGTCGGGATGATTGTGTTCGCGCGGTTGCTCTCGAACGTGATCCAGCCTTTCTTCCGCAGCGACAGGCAGTGCCCGTAGGCGGCGTTCGGGCTCGCAAAGCCGAACGCCTCGCAGATCTGCCTGAACCCGGCTCCGGTCCTCGTGCGGGCGTTGTGGTCCCGTATGAACTCAAACACCCGTGACTGGGTGTCGGTGAGCGGTGGCAGGTGCGTGTGCGTCATGGCGACTCCTCCGTAAGTGTGCCTGTGCGTGCAAGAGCGGC